TCGATCAGTAGCAGCTGAAAGATCAAAACTGTAAAGAGTTTGGATACCTTTATCAATTAAAACCTTCACAGGTTTATGTTGATCATAAGTTCCATCTTGAGGAATCGAAGATAAAATCTTCAATATACCATCATGTAAGACTCCTAATACAGTTTGAGTTCAGCTATCTACCATGGCGAATACACGGACTTTACCCGCTGCCTCATGTTTTAAGCAGAGTTTCCCCAATTTCAGTGAATCCGAAGATGATGATCAATTATCTTTAATTTCAGGCGTATCTAAAAGATTTTCAATCTTTAGATCGTTTGAGTTAATGAAATTGATATCATCTCTTAACTTCTCGAAAACATCTTTATTATTTGTTAACAAAGCAAATGATTTAAATGTTTCCAGTAATGTAGGGTTATTCCGTCATGCAAAAGCATCGATCGCATAACCAAACAACTGGTTTCGAGAATTCGGACCCGCTGAGGTAAGAAGTCGTAGACTACGACCTACCGTGAACGGCCCAGTGGCCACCTTGAAATATTTCTCTCTTAAATAATTATTTAAGAAAGATTTCTTTTCAAGCAAAGGCAATACTAAATTTAGCTCTGGAAGGTCAGAATTGACCCCAGAGAAAGGACTTATAATTGTCCCTAATTTTAGTTTTGGGTACGCAGGTATGACTCTATAAACAGATAGTACTGTGAAGACTACTCTAATAACCTTTTGGTCTCCGGCCTCGATTAAGAGGCGTAGAGCTCCAGGTATTATTAGAGGAAGTCCTCTCCTGTTCGCGACTCTAGGCTCTGACGAGCTTTGAGTCACCTCACCACCAAGACTTTTAGACATTAGTCTAAAAGCCTCTTTACAGTATTGCACTGTAAAGGTTTTACCATTAGTAGTGTATAATCGCATAATACGATTACACAACTCTAAGATAAAACGGTGATGACTGGTATTTCATAATTGGAATAGTCAGACTGAGACTTTAGAGAAAAGTCAAAATTTCTTAATAGAAAATTTTGAGTTTAACTTAGAGTCTCATTGGCGAGATAATCCAGTATTTTGTAATTTTGTATGTTTCATATAAAGTTATAATTTGTTGGATTATTGAACCCTCTGACTAACAGAGCATAAAGAGGCAAAGAATGGTTATGTCAAGAAAGTTCGTATACCTCTCGGTATCGATCGGCCGTTAGGCTCGACCTCAACTTGAGGCAGACTTAACACTCCTTCATCACATTTACTTATGATGAAAGAGGCCGTCTTTCTTTGACTCTTATGATATTAGTAAGAGGCCTTCGGAGAGTTTAGAGCTAATCCCCATTTCTCTGTATAAATAGAGAAGAAAGGACTCTAAACCTTGTGAGTAATCAAGCAAAGCTTTGAAGCACACACCGTGGGCGATAGGCGATCCTGGACATATGTCCGG